GACACCTCCCTCATAATTTTCCGAATTTTTTAGGGGTATTTCTTTAAATAGAAAGATTTAAATAGTTCACACAATTCTTATAATTCTTATGAAGACATCAATCCATAACATCAAACCGCACCAACTGGTTAAAGTTCAACCAAACGGAAAAGGATATAGGATTTCGTTCAGGGATGCTGAAAAGTTTATTGTTCTAAATTTTGACGAAGAATCTTATGATTACTTCTACACACAAATTAAGCGAATGAATTATCGGTTAGCATCAAAACGGAGCTATAACAGGAGGAAAACAAATGATAATAAGTAACCAGAAATATAAGACGCAACCTAACGGGAAAAATTCTTACCGGGGATTTATCAATTTAACGAAAGATGTTTCTGCTGTGTTAGGTAGGGAAGAACAGGAAGTTGTCATAATCTTAATGGAAGAAGGTGAAGAATTATCTGTTGAGAAATTTGAGAAGAGTTTATCTAAGTTGAAAAGGTACGCTGAATTGAAACAGGAACTTCAACAAATCAGGGGAGAGTTATCCCAATGAAAATCTTAAAATATTTTTTAGCAAAAATTTTAATTCCAAAAAAACTTGAGGGGAAACTTGATCAGAATATAGCAGATAAGTTTAACCATTGTTCTGCTATCATTCGTATGAAAGGTGGTATTAAGCTGGATTGGTATAAACTGCGTGGGATTGAAGTTGTTAAGTGTCATAGATGTTTGGTTGTTCTCAGGCGAGGGCCGAAGAAGAAAGGAGAATATTGTGTGAAATGTATGAATGAGGGATATCAATGAGAATCTTTGAAAAACCAAACTTATCGAATGATTGGAAATGTTTGATTTGTAATAAAGCGGATGTGAAACCAATTTCCCTGATTGGGAAAAATGGTACTCAAGAAGGCAATATCATATCAGCTGAACAGATTCATGTTGATTGTATTGAATTGTTACTGTATGATAAAGGTAACGGTGAGAAATGTATTGCTCAACTGATTGGTGACCATAAATGAAATGGAAACCATTTAGACCATTCTGTTACTGTTGTGGTCAAGCATTCAGTAGGAGAGAGTTGGATATAGTAAAAGTTCCAAAGACAATGGAAGCATTTGCACAGAGTTTACCCATTGAACTTGTTACTGAAGGTGTTGTTTGTTATAATTGTAAGAGGTATATCTGATGGGAATTAGATGTAAACTGTTTGGGCATAAAACTTCTGAATCCAGACAGATTAGTTTCACAGAAGGTGATTAATGGAGGAGTTGAAAATGAAATACGAAACTAAAAAGATTGTTTGTGAACTTTTACTTCAAGAACTGACTGAAGAAGATAGGAGAGAGGTAATAAATCGTAGCTGTGAAAGACTAAAGAAACTGGAGAAAGATAATGACAATAAAATTGATTCCAGATAAAGTAATTGAATTGAATCCTTTGACAAAGTACCCTAAATTGCAGACTCTTTGGGAGAGGGATGATAAATTTAAGGTAGTCGAAGGTAATCTGAACCCAAAATTAGAAGCGATTAGAAACATCAAGAACTTTGTTGTTACTGAGAAATATCATGGCACTAATTTGGGGATAGTCATCACTCCAGATAAGGAAATTTATGTAAGAAAAAGAAGCAAAATTATCGCAAGAGCCTTGCCTTCAGCAGGCACATGGGAGTATTACGAGACTTTGAACAACATAAAACATTATCTTTCTTGTTTTGATAACGTTGACTTCAAAAAAATACTTTCTTATTTTGAAGATTCCACGTCTTTGATTACCATATTCGGGGAAGGAGTAGGAAAAGGGATACAAAAGCACTGGCAGACTTATACAGATGACAAGGACTTTATAGTGTTTGACATCAAATGCGGTAACAGTTTCTTTGATTGGAAAAGTTTAAGGGGATTTTGTAAAGGAACAGGATTAAGAAATGTTGTTTGTCATAAGTTTACTGATGATATTTTAAAGTATAATTGGGAAAAAGATATGAAGATAATAAACACTGGAAGATTCTTTGAAGGGTATGTGGTTAGGTCAGAGCCGCCAATGTTAAATCAATTTGGTGCGAGAATGATGTTCAAGATAAAACATTTTGACTTTAAGACGGAAGCGGAAAAGAACAGATGGAAATAGAATACGGATTCGATGAAAGGGACTACCTTGTTGGGATAGACCCAAAATGCAAGGGAACCACCAAAAGAGGCGAGAAATGCTTTAATCGCCGACAAAGAGGAGACAGATATTGTTTTCACCACAGGTATCAGAATAATGAGAAAAAGTGAACTGAAGAAAGCGGTGGGAAAGATTCCTGCGGACAACAAGAAAGAGTTCCTTAAGATTATTGAAGCTGTTATCAATCAATGGGGATTAACCCGGCCAGTTGATATTATGTCTGCTAACCGTATGGTCTCTACATGGATGAAAATGCGGTATATCGAGGAATGTTTACTTAAATATGGAATGTTCTTTGAAGAAAATGACCAAGATGGGAAACTTGTCAGGATTAAAGTTAATGAATTATCTTATTACCTTAAACAATTGGAAAGTGACTTTCGTGCTTATTATCGTTTGTTATCTCAGAACAATAAGACGGAAGGTAATGAGAAAGAATCGTTCCTAGATTGGATTGAAACGGATGTGAAGAAGTAACCGCCCATTTTGACATGTTTGTTCAAAAAGTGTGTAAAATAAAGCTAAATCAAGGTGCGCATAATGACACGTTGCAAAGCAATTACAAAAAAAGGACTCCGTTGTAAATACGATGGTTTCGTGGATGGATACTGCGTTACACATACAGAATGGCCAAAAAAAAGCAAAGAAAACTCGACCCAAAGAAGGTCAAAACGGATCCCGTTTACTTCATCGAGAATGTCATATACCATGGAACCACTTGGAAACTCACCAGCTTCCAAAAAGAATGGCTCAAACTGATTGAATCTAAGAATCGGGTTTGTTTCATGGCATTCCGTACAAGTGGGAAGACACGCCAGTTGTTTGTTCATTATTTCCTATGGAAAGCAATAACTAACCCAGCAGGTCAATATTTAATCATTTCAAAGACACTTCCACAAGCAATAGAGGTGTTGAAGGATATAAGAATAACAGTTCTCACTACACCTATGTTAAGAAGTCTCGTTCCTTCTAATCGTTCCCAATCTTGGAGTAGAACGGAACTTGAACTTGCAAATCATTCTCGTATTCTTAGTAAAGCGTATAACGATAACGTAAGAGGACTTCATGTAGATGGGTTAGGTTGTGATGAAATGGGAGAGTACCAAGACCATGAAATTCTGAGAAAAGCCGTTCTACCAACTATACGTGCAAAGCGTGGTTTCTTTGTTGGTGTTGGTACCCCAAAATCTGAACTTGACCTATTACATGAAGTTGAACGTGATCCTGGATTCAGTTCCATCCATTTTGATCGTTACCCAGCAGAAGGTGAAAAAGGGAAACTATTCATTGAAAGATACCCTGATACGAAGATTGTTAGAGAGGGTGGAGCGATTCATATTAAAGATCGTGCGACAAGTATGACAATTGAGACATACAACAGTATGACTTGGTCACAGGAATTTCTGCTTAAACCTGTTGGTACTCAAGATAAATTATTCCCAACAGCAATGATTGAAGCTTGTCTTGATCCTTCAGCTACATTCCAAGAATTGCCAATGGCGTACAAACAATATTTCATGGGTGTTGATTTTGCGATGTCAGCTCAGGCAGGGTCAGATTATACTGTTATCACAATCTTGGAAAAGTCACCTGGAGACAAACGACTCAAAATTGTTCACATGGAACGGTTCAGGGGCATGGACTACAATATCCAGAAAGACCGTATCATTGAATTGGCTGAACAGTTCAGGATAATCAAGGCGTTAGGTGACGAAAATACATTTGGGAAAGTTTTCATCTACGATCTGAAGGCAGAAGGTGTTCCGATTGATGGATACAAGTTCAGTTCAACAAATAAGAGCAAAGAAGAGATAATTAAAGCCCTTCGTGACCAATTTGAGAAGCAAGGGTTCATAATTCCATATTCTCACGATGATGTTCGTACAAAAACAATGTCAATAAAACTTTTAGATGAATTAAGTAAGTTTGGGATAATTTTTAACATGAGAACCAAAACAGTACAGTTTCAAGGTACTGGGAAGCATGATGACATGGTTATTTCTTTAGGATTAGCTAATTACATAGCTCGTCACATTACAATGGGTGTATTTTCCGCTGTTAAGGGTTCTGAACGGAACAGAGGTAAGAGTAGTCCTTTCATTGTGTCAAAAACGTAGTGGTTTTAAAGGGTAACATTCTCAATATATTATATGGGACGATTTAGGGAGTTTTTTAGAGGTAAACCCATCAATGAGGGTGGAGTTGCAATTGTTAAAACTGGAGGAAATGGTATCTTCGGTTTGGCGGAAGAAGATAAAACTCAACAGAGGAGTGCACTCCTCAGTATTTACAAACAAGCGTATGACCAAGTGCCACTTGTAACAGCTATAATAGATGTTCAAGCAGACCAGACAGTACAGGAATTCTTTTTTGAAGGGAAGAATAAAAAAAAACTTACTGAATGGGGAGATAAAGTTAATCTCATGCAGTTCTTTCACAGAACAGCAAAAATCATGTTGTTATATGGTGATTCTTTTTCTGAAGCTGTTGGAAATGATGAATTAAAGATGCTTGATCCTATTTGGATGGTTGTTTACAGAAAAAACACGGGAGAAATTACTGGTTATGCCCAAATAATGAATGATAAACATTTAGTGTTATGGGGAACAACAGGTGATGAGCAAACTGATTTAAAATTTAAGAAAAAGATACGAAGTATCGATTCTATCATTCATTTTAAGCATAATGTGTTAAATTCTGAGAAATATGGCCGAAGTGTCATCCATTCGTTAATCCAACCGATAAATATCAAGTTAGACATGGAAAATAACCTGAGAAAGATTATTTTCAAGTATGTTGCTCCTTTAATTTGGGCAAAAGTAGGAAATGACCAATTTCCAGCAAATACTGACATTGTTGATACAATTAGTTCTACTCTACGTGATTTGTCAGCAGAAAGTGAGATTACAACGTCACATCTTGTTGAATTAGGTGTTCTAGCGTTCAATGCGAAAGGGATGGATATTAAAACTCCACTTGAACACGTTGAACAACAAATAATCACTGGTGGACAAGTTCCTCCTGTATTGTTAGGAAGGCAAAGTAGTGGGAAAGCAGATGCAGAAGTTCAACTGAGAGCTTTTGGTCGTCACATTAAAGCTAACCAACGGGAATTGAAGAATGAGTTTGAGGATCAAATTATTGTTGGTCAAGGTATTGGTTCTGAGGAAGATAAATTAGTTTGGACACAAGCCGAGGAGAGGGAACGGGAGATTGAGATTGACATCCTCCGTGGTCTAGTTACGGATGGAATTCTAACACCTCAAAAAGCCAATGACCTTCTCCCCCCTAAATTTAACGAGAAATTGCCAGAACCTGATCCAATGATGGGTTTGCTAAATGGACAGGAGCAAGGTGAAGGTGGTGTTCAGAAACCACGAGCAAACCAGATGAAAGCTGATAAAGTAAAAGATAACCCAAATGATCCCACCATGAAGAAGAAGGGCGGCAGACGTAGAAATAAAACAGATAAGGAGATTCCAGTAAAATGATTCCAAAAGCTCCAAAGAAAATGCTTGAAGCGATGAAATCAATATCTCGTGGGTCTAAGCCAAGACCAATCATCATGGAGGTAATTGGTGAGAAAGGGGAACAAGTAGCTGAATATGTAGATAAGGAAGATCAGAAACCAAAGAGATACCATCTGGTTGAGAGGTACACAATATGATGTTCCGTTGTCCCGTATGTCGTGAACGTCACAGTGTTCCAGACAGGTATGACAATAAAGATTACATTTGTGTGAATGGGCCGAGTAGAATTAACCGTAAGACGTTTCAGAATATGAAACCTGACGATATACTTACGAGGAACGAACCATTATGGAATCGTTCAAGCACAAAGGAAGATGTTATCCGAGCAGCATCAATAATCAACATTGTTCCTGAATTTAGACTGACTGGAGAGAAGATTGGTCAATTGGAGAAGAATTGGTAAAATGGCACAAACACCTAACGCAAAAGTAAAAAAAGCAATTGCAGACATTGCACGGACTTTAATGAGTAAAGACCCTAAATTAACTGCTGAAAAAGCCATTGTTGCAGCAAGAGTACTCTTCTTTAAGAAAAATAAGGAGGAATCAAAAATGACTATTATTGAAAATGTTAAACTGAATTTCACTCCAAACTATGAAATTAAAGAGTCTGGAGAAAACAAACAAGGGAAATGGTTAAAAATAGGCGGTATTGCCTTAACTGAAGGCGTAAGCCGAAATAAGAACAAATATACATTCAAAAACCTTCAAGAGAATCATGGGAGGAAGTTTAAATGGTTGTTTGGTCATCCCGACGATGATGGTGTTGAAGAACATATTGTTGGGACTGGAGAATTGAATCAATCAGGCAAAAACTTATTCCATGAAGGAAAAATAAGAAACACTGCCCGTCACCCTGATGTTGTTGAAAGTGTACGGGATGGATTTGTTGGGCCTTCGATCCACGCAAGTGCAAAGAAGATTACCAGAGAAGAAGGTGTATATCTTGTAGAAGGATTGGAAATTGATGGCGTTGGTCTTGTTGGTTTTCAGGGTGTTAAAACTGCATCCATTGATTATGCTATCGCTGAATCGTTTGACTTGAAAGAGTCCTCTGATGGGGACGTGAAAGAATTAAAACAACATGAGGTAAATAAAATGGCTGAAGAAGAACAACCTAAAGTAGAACCTGAAGCAGCTCCAGAAGCTCCAGCAGAGGAGAAGAAGGAAGAAGCCCCATCTGAAGAGAAGTCAGAGGAAGCTCCAGCTCAGGAAAGTTTAACAAGCGAAGAAATTAAATCACTTCGTGAAGAATTAACCGCATTGAAAAATGCAAGAAAGAATGACTTGGTAGAATCCGTGTTGAAAGTCAACAAGGAATTGGAGAAGGAAGGATTAATGAAGGAATCTGAGGACAAGTTGAAACTTATCCTAGAATATGAAACCAAATTAAGCAGGACAGAATCTGTTGGTGTGGTTGAAAGTGAAAAACCAGCAGAAGCCGGAATTGTTGAAGAAGCAGGAGACTTTACCATGAGTAAAGAAGCTTACGCTAAATTCAACGCAGAAATTCGGGAAAGAGTCCGATAAAACATAGGAGGATAAAAATGGCACAAACAGGATTTGTATTATCTGATGAAGGACGTTCCATAACGATTCTGAATGACAGTGGTACGACTGCTATTGAAGCAGGAGACCTTGTATTTTCAATCGCTAATGACGACGTTTTGACTCAGACTGCGGCTTCTGCTAGGAATACCTACGCAGCAAACGCAATTAAAGGAAAATCAATGACAGACTCCGCTAGTGGTTATCAAACCATTCTTGGAGTAGCATTAGAAGACATCCCAGCGGATGGTTACGGAGCATTAGCAATGGAAGGTGTATTTATACATCAAACTGATGAGGATGTTGAAGCAGGTGGACTTCTCCAAGGAGATGAAGCAGCAAGTAACAAAGTAGCAGTAGCAGATGAGTTCGCTCACAAAATCGGTTACGCATTAACTGGTGGATCAGCTGATACTGAACATATCATCTGGAAACTGTCTAAATAGGAGGATAAGAAAAAATGCCAACACAATTATTAGGAACAGGAAGTGCAGATTTTGCAAGTGCAACAGCAAACACTGCAACAACTTCATTTCTTATCCCACGAACACTTCTACCCGAAGTTATTAATGCGGTAAGAAAAAAATTAGTTTTAAGAGGCTTAGCTGCACGTGTTTTTGGCCCAGCAGCAATACCAGGGCGAACATTAGTTCTACCATTACAAGCAGAAATCACTGCTAATAATGAATTAGACGGCCCACAAGTAGCGGAAGGAGCAGAAATTCCAATAACTCAAACTGAGTTCACTAGCCTAACCTTAACACCAGTTAAGTACGGAGCTAGAATTGGAGTTACAAAAGAAATGATGGAAGATGGAATCATTGACTTGTTATCATACCATGCTGAGTTAGCTGGATATGAATTTGCAGACAATGAAGAAGCTTTAATCGTTGCAGCTCTAAACACAGCATCAGCAGCAGCTGGTAACAACGTAGCTAACGCAAACGCAACGCTACCAATTACCGACATTACTGAAGCTATGCAGAACTTGGAAGCAAACAACTATCGACCAAGTCACTTGATTTGCGGAGTAGAAGTTGTTAATGATCTTCGGAACATTGATACCTTTGTTGAAGCAGACAAGTCCGGGATGAACGACCCAAGTAAGAGTTTGGTTGGAGTAATCTACGGAATGAAGGTTGTTGTAAGCAACAATGTAACTGCAACATTAGCATACATGATTGATGCTAACCATGCTTTTGTAATTGCTGAGAAGCGACCATTAACTGTTGAGCGGTATTCAGATGTGGCTCGTGATAGTGGTTTTGTTGTAATTACGCAAAGATTAGCAGTTTCCGGGTTAAGGAACAACGCAACTTCGGAGATTACAACTACATAAATTTGAAAAGATTTTTTCTTTTCTTTTTTATGAAAACATATCATGAGGTAAACAAAATGAAAGACGGATTACAAAGCGGACCTTCAGAGGTAGTTAAAGCTGATACTATCAATGTTAGTGATGACCTTACTGTTGCAGATACATTAACCGTTACAGGAGCAGCAACTTTGTCTAGCACATTAGCTGTAACTGGAGCAACCACACAAACTGTTGGTTGTCAAAGTGCAGCTGTATCAAGAGTACCTACAGTGGATGGGACAGGAACTGGTCTTATTGCAGATGGTACTTCTATGGTTGTAGTGACAGACGGTGCAGATGCGAATACTTGGTTAACTTTACCAACACCAACACCAGGTAATATTGTATGGTTAATGACTTCAGGAGAATCAACTGGATTTGAAATTAGGTCCAGTGCCCCTGCAACTGTAGGGATCAATGGTGGAACTGGAGCAGGAGTAGAATCAGCAGTTGCAGCAGCTATAACTTTAATTAGATGTGTTTGTGTCAGTGCAACAGAGTGGATTTGTTCACAGTTTGACGCAGATGGGGATGAAAGTAAATTAGAAGTAGCAGCTTAAAGAGGCTTATTTTATTTTTTTTTTAATTTAACAAATGAACGGAGATGATTTGAAATGGAAAAAGTAGATTATGTTGATATTACCCCTAAAGCGTTGGAACCAACGGCAGGGAAAAGACACGCAAGTTCATTGATCTTACAGGAAGGTCAATGGCAAGTGATTAAAGAGAATCCTGGATTACTTACAGACGAAGGTTGTCAACAGAAAGTAGCTTTGTGGAAAAGGTCACAGAACAAGCATGTGCTTGGAATGTACCAAACTATGTTAGCTCGTTGTAAGAATTTTGTTGAAAGTGGGAAAACTAAAAGTGGACACATTATTTATTCACGTTTCCCAGATGGGACAGAGAGATGGGTTGAATCTGATTTAGAGAAAAGGAAGAGAGAAAGTTTGGCTGAGAAGCCGAAAAAGAAGAGTTAAAAACAAAGTGGTTTTAAATGACCACTTCATTTAATGTTATACGGCATGCAGTTTCCCTGTCTTGCGGTCGTTAATGAAAAATTAAGGGGAGGTAGAAAATGGGTTATGTAGCAACAACGAAGAAGTGGGGCACCGATCAATTATTATGGAATTCCTTACATTTGTCTGATAGTGCTTTAGTTCTTAATGATGGAAACACACTACCAATCGTCATGATGGTTGGTGGTCAATATAATGTAGGTGGTGTTACTTTTGATGATGGTGACGCTGCTGTCATGCAATTTACTTCTGATGGTAAGTTAATGGTTGATACAGAACTTACTGTTGATGGTAATGTTATCGTTGATAATGTAGCTGTTTGGGCTACTAATATTGCAGATAGTTCTACAAGTGGATTCGCATTAATTGATGCAGCTGGACATCCACAAGTAGATATTATAGCAGGAGCATTAGGTCCTGCTCCTGCAGTAACTAACGCAACAGGTGCAGGAGCAATTGCAACAAGTACAACTATTGCAGATAATTTTAGGTTAGTTGGAATTACTGTCAATTTTGATGCAGCACCAACAACAAGTGAGAATTTAACAGTAACACTTAATGCAAATGATGGTGCGGCGTATGATACTGTCTTATTTAGTATTGACCCAAGTGCAACAAGTGCGACTGATATTGTATATATTCCAGACAAGGAATTAATATTTGAATCAGGTGATGAAATTGACGTTGCCTTTGCTAACACTGATACTAACACATACGGGTTAAGAATTGTTACGCAGGTGATTTAGAATGACTATATATGTTAACGGAAAGAGAATCCCTGAACGGCGAGATGATGATGTTGAAGATAGATATGGTAGTGGTAACGATGTTTATCTTGGTTGGGAAACTGCTGATGCAGACGCTCACTATTTAAATTTGGCAGTTCTTGGTCCAAGCAGAAACATCATAATTTCTGAAGATAGAAATATTGACTGGGGACATGCAACAAGCACAAATCCAAGATTATGGATACATTCAGCAGATTCAACAGACACTGCTGATTGGATTAGTCTTTATCACAATCAAGCTGATGGTGTTATTGATACTGGGAACGGTGACATCCTATTTGCGAGCCACTTACGTGGAAATGATGCTCAACAACTAAAATTTGGTAGTACTTCAGATGTCCGTATGGCTTTTAATACTGCTGATGGTAATGCTAACTCTCTTTGTATTCAACTTCCTGCAGGTGATGCAATAAATGTGCCTGTAATGGTGGTTGGTGAGGCAGGAACGCCTATGGTTAGCGCGGATTTAACACTTTTTAATGGTATTACTGATCCTACTATTGCTATTCTTGACCAAACAAATGCGGACTATTTACGATTTTATCATAATGGTAGTGATGGGTATATTGATACAAACAATGGAGATATCATTTTTACACCAGGGGGAACAGATTTGAGAGTATTTAATGATGTCACTTTTAGCTGGGGAAATACTGCTGACGCAAGGCTTGTCTGGGAGACAGCCGACGCTGATGCTAATGCTTTTATTCTGGCTTTACCTGACCATGCTGGAGGGGGGGTAGATGTGCCAGTTTTTGCTATTGGCGACCAAAGGAGCAGTGCCATTCTCAATAATGACTTGGGCCTATTCGATGGGATTACTAATCCAACCCTGGCACTGGTTGATACAACTAATTCCAGTTATTTACGTCTTTATCACAATGGAACGGACGCAGTGATTGATACTAACACGGGCACGATCAATGTCTTAGATGGTATCCAGTTGACTTTTGGAACAGATAAAGATTGGGGTTTTGATTATGACGAAGCTGGCGATAACGTTTTAGTGTTCAGTGAAGGAACTGTAGACACGATTCATATTGGGGGAAGTAGTCCTTCAAGCTTTGCGGGTGCAGGCGGCACGAGTGGTAATGATTTATATTGGAGATTCCAGAATGGTGGTGCGGCTTCTCCTACGAATGGCACGGAAGGCGCAACGTGGACTGTAACTCTTGGAGATGGAAGTAACGCCGCAGGAGCTGGCGGCGGCACTGGGGGAGCTGGCGGTGATGTAAAGTTCACTGTTGGCGATGGCGGTGATGGTGACGGCGCAGGTAATGCTGGTCGTGGTGGCGACTTTATTATTAATTTGGGGAGTGAAGGCACTGGTGGAACGCCAGGTGGTCATGGCCAGTTCAGAATTGAAAGAGGAGGATTTACGGAACATGTTATAAGTGCCGAGCCAGGCGAGGAAGTTGTGTTTAACAGTGAAGGTAGAGATATTGATTTTAGGGTTGAAGGAGATAATGTTACTAATCTTATTCGCACAAATGCCGAAAGGGATACGGTTGGAATTGGTGCCGACCCATCTGACTCAGGAATGTTAGTCGTGGATAGAGCTAATTTGAGTTCTAATATGAGTCGTCGTGTCCTTGATATACGTGGATTCACTCAAACAATCTCGGGGAATACTGGAATGAATCATAGATTTAATGAGTTTTCTCAAAATACTATTACTGGCGCATTCACAGTAACGACAGCCTCAACGCTTTATATTGAAGATGCAACCTCGTTGGCAGGTGGTGCTTCAGCAACTACTGGCAACTACGCTTTGTGGGTAGATGCAGGTAAATGTAGATATGATGGGGCAACAGTTCACAGGGCGGATGCAATTACTGCAACAGGCGAAGGGGTGGCTGCTTCAATAACAACAACAGTGACAGAGATTACCACTAATGGAGATGTTGATTTAGATAATGTCACCTTAGCAGATGGTGAAGATGGACAGATTAAAATCTTTGCAGTTGTTGCTGTTGGTAACGCTGGAGATTCTGTTAAAATCACTCCAGCCAACATGATTGGTGGAACCCAAATTACTTTTGCAGCAAGTCCATTAGGGCTTGGTTGTCACATGTACTTTGATTCTGGTGCTGGAGGATGGGTAGTAACTGGTAATAATGGTGGAGTAATAGCATAAGGAGGATAATAAAAATGGTTTATGAGAAAGAAAACAATCTCCTGGTAAGCAAAGAGAATGTAACAAAGGAACGAGTAATTCACTATAAACGTGAAGAAGTTGAAAGGATTAAAACATCTGCTCAAGCTGAAATAGTTAAGTGTGATAGTTTATTAGCAGAGATGGATAAACTGAGTGTTCTACCTGAAGAAGAATACAAAGCTAAACTCAAGGCAGAAAGAGATGCAGTCGCAGCAGCTGAAGCAGCAGCAAAAGAGGAAGAAGAAGCACCAGCTGAATAAGTGTGGTTATCATGACAAATGAAATCGCATTCACACAAGGAGAGGGGGTGTCCCTTATTTACAGTGGGTGAAATAAAACTTATTCGGGAGTTACTGGAGAAAGACATTGAATACCTTAAAGAGAGTATGGAAGGTTTACATGATAAAGTTGATGACATCAATGGCCATGTAACAAAAAATACAATCTTCAGACAGAAAGCAAAAACTGTCATTGGTTTCTTTGGTGCAATAGCAACTGTGGTTGGTGGTGTCATCACAATTATTATCAATAAAATATGGAATTAAATGGAATTTAAAGTAACAAACGACTAGGAGGCTTGATTGGAATGAAATGGGTACTTAACATACAGAAAGGTACAACTGTAAACCATCCCTCTGTAGGGAAACTGCAAGGTGGAGTGGCTTACGAGATAACAGATAAGGAAGCAATAATGTTGAAACATATAATTAACCTTGTCATCTTTGACAGGGTTCAGAAGAAGGAGGAGGATTAAGGTGGTGGTAACTTTAGCTCAGGTGAGTGCTGACGTTGGTGAGATATACGATGCAGCTGATGGTGGAACTACTGCTGTAACTTCAATTATTGCCAGAGCTGCTGCATTTGTAACTGCTGCTGGTGGATCTGATGATACTATAGCAAGACCATTAACTGATGCTATGGTTATTGCACAAGTTATGGGAGGAGTGGATCCAGTCAATAAGACTATCGGTTCATTATCTGTTGGTGCGAAAGACCTTAGAACTATGCACCAAGCGTTTATGGATGAAGCGAAGAAAGCAGCAGTTATGTCAGGTGTTTCACTTGATGGTTTGACTATAATTTTGGATGATAGCGAACAATGAAATATACTGAGGTGAGTTTACCATTACATTATCCACATCACTGAGAACTGCTGCAAGGAACCTTATCAATACGTTTGGTAACGCTGCAAGTCTTTACACATACACTGATGCAACAGTGACAGAAAATGATGAAGGAGATATAACTGTCACTGTGTGGGATACTGCAACTGCGATTACTGTCGTTGACGGTGATAACATCCAATCTGAACTTGTGAAAGAAACTCAGGGGATGGAACTTACAGGTGACGATGATAAAATAGTTCGTGATGACGTAACAATCGTTGTGAATGACAGGTTAACAATAGATTCAGTTGAATACAGGGTTGACATGGTTCGCCCCGTGACAACTCAAGATACTGTCGTTGTCCAACTTGTTCATGTTTCACGAGTAACAGATACAACTAACTGGTAAGACTGTACTGTCTTACTTGTCATATGTGTCACTTGGGACAAACCAAGAACGGCATGGGGATGAACCTATGAGATTTACACACGTGAATGGATCGAGAAGAATAAGTGAGACTATCAAATCTTGCTTGAATGAACAACCTGCACGTAGCGGGATGTATAATTGGATTTTTGCATTAAAGGGTGAGATTAATACTTTCTGGAGTGTTAAAGATAGACTTGAAGATTTTGACGTTATTCAAGTTAATATGTCACCACAAGATTTTGAGACAGTGCTTGAAATAAGACGGAGATTAAAAAATAGTTCTACGAAGTTAGTAATCAATAACGATTACGTTTGTGAGAAATGGAACGATTGGGGAATAAGTCCCTACTTGTACGATAACATTCAACGAGCTGGTGACATGGTGTTTGGAACTGAACCTCACCAAGTATCTAACATGATTGATGGTACGTTTTGTATTCCTCACCCAACTAACACTAAATGGGTTAAACGGTTAGGAACTGATGCATACGATGACGCAATTGGTTTCGTTTTCCATTGGTGGGCAGGAGAAACATATCTGCCACATAGGACAATAGAGAAGGTTAAAGCGAAGTATGGTGTTGAGAAAGCTAAGATTTACGGGTATAAGGAACAGTGGGATAAAAATAGTCAAGCAAAGAAATTAATGTGGGATACTATCTGTCCGTTAGATGACTTCACAAATTATGCTGAACGTGTGCAGGGTGATAAGATTTTATACGATCCAAACCCGATGCATACGTATGGAAGGAATGGAGTTGAAATGGCTTGTTGGAAGAAGCCAGTTGTGGGTAGTAACCGTGTGTTCTCTTATAATAAGTTAATACCTGAGTTAACTTGCGACCCGTACGATTTCCGTGAAACTATGAAACGGTTTGATTTAGTATTCAACCATCCTGATAAAGTAGCTGAAATAATGGACAGGGCGTACAAGGAAGTTGAATGGTTCAATTATAAAAATAGTGTAGCAAGGTTTAAGGAAGCCTTAGAAATAGCAACTGACCGGGGTGGACATAAATGGTACGGGCAACAGTCTTAAATTATGACTGGCCAAGTGTGAAACCTGACGTTCCTCCTGATAATCATGGTTGGTTCAGACCTGCAAATGCTGAGATGTTAAGCAAGTTCTTGAACGATGAAACGTCCTGTGTCATTGAACTTGGTTCTTGGTTAGGTTCTTCTACACGTTTCATCCTTGAACATGCAGAAAATGCTACAGTAATTGCTATTGATCATTGGTTGGGAAGTCCTGAACATAACACTCCGTTACGAGATGATGTGTATGACAAGTTACCTACGCTCTATGAAACGTTCTTGGTAAATTGCTGGGAATGGAAGGATAGGTTAATTCCTGTCAGAGAGAACACTAAACGAGGTTTAACGGCATGTTACGAAGCAGGTCTTAAACCTGATTTAATTTACATTGACGCTGGGCATGACTACGAATCTGTGATGGCTGACATTACGTTAAGTAAAAAGTATTTCCCTGACGCTGTGATAGTCGGGGATGATTGGGATTGGGGATTTGATTTTCCTGTTAGAAAAGCTGCTTGTGCTTACGCAGAACAAGAAGGGAAAGTTATTTCTGCATATAAAAGTGTGTGGTGGTTGAAATGAAAGAACAATATGAAAAGGAATTTATCAAGTTCCAGAAGGCTCATCCGTTTGAAAAAGATATTAAAATTACAAGGTACAGGTTCAAATGGGTGCTTGGGAAAGTGAAAGGTTTACAGGGTAATTCCTTAGATGTTGGATGTAATGATGGGGTTTTAGCTCACAAGATGCATGGAGAAGGCTTCTCGGTGCATGGTATTGATGTGAGTGATAATGCTATAGAAGCGTGTGAAAGTAACGTACCAGCTGGAAAATTCATTCAGGCGTTTGCTGATGAAGAAATACCTTTCCCAAGCAATCATTTCTCTACAGTAACTTGCTTGGAAATAATTGAACATGTTAAAAATCCTGACAAACTTTTGCAGGAATTGTTACGTGTTACTAAACAGGGAGGAGTTTTACTTATTACTGTACCGGTAGGGGAAGCATACAATCATCCAACTCACTTGAGATATTTCGATTTTTATTCGTTAGGTAAATTAATTGAACAGTACATTGATGACTTTAAAATATGTAGAATCTATAAGGATATACCAACGGGAGAAAGGTTACTGTGGGCAGTAGAGGTAAGAAAATGACTGAAACGAAAGATAAGATGGCAGATGTAACAACTATTAATTTTTCAATAACTAAATGTCCATTGAAAGTTTTCAAAGCGTTCAGTGAGTTCTGTAAGCAGGAAACGAATGATAATTATGCATTTGGTTTAAAGATGTTATTAGATGGTATGAAGACAAACGTAAAGGAAGTGGTTTTATATGAGAACTTACAAGAACTTAAAGATAGAGTGGAAAAACTAGAAAATGGTAAGCACAGCAACGATAAGAACTAATGCGTGGGATGAAGTTTATACTTATCTTCAAACTACCAACGCAATAAGCACGAACAATATATTCAGTGCATTTAACAGTACGTTAGCTAACGATAAAGGATACCCCCTCGTAATCATCCGACCTCCTCGTGTATCATTTGAGAAGGAATTTGACATTCAGGGAAGTAGCATGAAAAGTTCTGTCCAGATGGAGATTGAAGTTTTCCACACCAGTAGTCAGAACGTCAAGGCAGTTTCTGATGAAGTTACTGATAAGTTACTTGCAGGACGTGCAACGTTTGCTTCAGCTAACATCTTTGACTTGCAGGTAGATACTGGAGAATATGATGTTTACAGTGAAGGGAGGAAAAAGATTCACAGGATTTCATTTGAAGTGAGATTCAATTATTTTGGTAATTAAACATGGCAACACCCGCAGAAATAATTAAAAGACTTACAAAACTAGCGAGAGATTTACCGTTTAATACTGTTAAGACGTCCCATAAGATTGGAGATAAAATCCGTGACAGGGCTAGAGCTAACGCACCATCAGATAAGGGAACACTTCGTGGTGGTATCAAGAATTTAAAAAGAAAAAATGGTGCAACTGTTTTTACGTATGATCCAGCAAAGAGAGTTTTTGGAACTGACAGGTTAGCTGAATGGGCAAACAGTATGGTATCTTTTGAGTTTAGGTCAACGAGTTTCCAACCGTTCTATCGTATTCCTCAATCTGTTCGTTACGGGAAGTCAGCAGTAACTTCCACGGGGAAACAAGTTAGATGGACAGCCAAGCCAGGTTATTTTAGTAATGCAGTTAACAAAGAATTAGAAGATTTACCAACTCATCTACGGAAAGCGTTGAGATTTTCAATAGGAGGTAGACGAATATGAAATATAAAATACTCTCCAACGTGCATCATGCATTGGGAGAAGTGGGAAGTATCATTGAACTTACTGATGAAGAATTTGCTAAATTAGCATTTAATTCTCGTTTGCAAGTTTGGGATTCTGTTGAGTATGAAGAAGTGAGAGAATCAATTGAAGAGAAGAAAGACAAAGAAGATTTGTTTGATGAATTAGTTAACATTGTTGGATTCAGTGTTAAGAGAGCTAACAAAGTGTTAGGTGTGTTTAAGAGTAAGGAAGAACTTCTTAATGGTTTGAGTGATTTACCATTTGAGAAAATTGAAAATGATTTATTATTGAAAACGTATCAGAAGAAGAAAAAGAAATCTAAGGAGGTAAAAGAAGATGGCATTAACTGATACATTAGATGCAACTATTAAAATCGAGTTTGATGCTGCGATTGATAGAAGTCAAACTCTTGGAGATTTCAGCGGGAAGGATGTAGCGAAACTTATCCACCGGGAAGTTTTCACTGACGGTGCTGGATCAAGTGCAGCAACAGGTTTTTTTAGTTCGCAATTCACAGCTACTGTTGGTGGAATTACTGTTAGTTTAGCTGACAGTGCTGACCCATTGGCAGCTGCTGGAGATGATGTACCTACTGAAGACCCAGAAGGAAAAAAGTTGAAAGCGTTAGTAATAACCAATGAAGATACTGCAAATTTTGTTAGTGTTAAACGTGGTGCTAACGGTGAAGCAAGTGTATTTGACGGTGCAACTGATTCAGTAGTAATCACTGCAGGTGGAATGTTTGCTTGGACCAGTCCCGCTGGAATCAGTGCAATGAATGATGGTGTTGATGATGAAATTCTCATCACGGCAGATACTGATAGTTGTGTAGTAAAAATAGCATATCTATTCGGATAGGAGGAAAATAAAATGGCAAAAGTATGGCATGCAAGAGAAGCAGTAATTAGGATAGATGCTTCAGCAGATATTGCGATTCCGGCAGGTGCAGCTTTAGATACAGTCTTCGGAGGAGGAACTGTTATAACAGCTGACTTGAAAGGAGTTGAAATCACTGAACCAGAGATGGCAGTGGATAAGATTGATTTGATTGGTATTGATGGAAACAGTTTCCAGAACGCTGAAGTTGAATTGAAACCGGCAGGAATGGCTAAGATATCAGGAACATTCTTGTTACGTGGAGATGAAACAGGGTTTGAATTGGAAGGATATGAAACGTCAGGAGCTATTGGTGGTACTCACACTCGTTACCAACGAGATGGTGGAACAAGGAAAACACCTTCATTCTTGGTGAACCTTGATGATTCAACTGATGAAGTTAACATCGTTCTCCATGAATGTTACGTTACTTCCTTTGAACGTAAGTTAACTGGAGCTGATGGACACTGGGAAGTTACTTTTGAGGCAATGTGCCTACCAAAGAACTTTTACGTAGAATTTAAAAATTAGATTTTGAGGTGTGCGAAAATGGTTGACAAAGCTGGAAATGTGAAAGTAATGATTAAGATAAATGATTGTCCTGTCCGTTTAGTGAGGGAGTTTAGTACCCTTGCTAAGCGACAGTACAATGATACGTATTGGGTTTTACTACAAGATTTAATACGGAAAGCTGAAGCGTATGATATGTTAAAATCAGACTACGTTAAAGAACAAGAGAAAGAACCGCCATTAACTATGGCAGGAGGAAGATGAAAATGGGAAAGTATGGAGAAGCGTTAGGAATCTGGGAGTTACGAATTGGTGGTGGAAAGTTTGATCTTAAACCTAAACTTGGTGATAACCGTAAGTTAATGAATTTAATGAGTGAGTCAAAGAAGAAGAAGGATGAAGGTTGGATGATGGCACAGATGGGAGAATTTGTTAAGGAACTTATTACTCGTGATTATCCTCCGTTAGATGATACTGAGAAAGAAGAACTTGACATGTATATTGAATTTAATATCACTCAATTAATTGAAGAATTAATGATTGCGTTCAGATGGACAACACGTGAAAAATTAAAGGAAGTTACTTCGGAAGGAATCTTAAAAAGCATAGAAAACTAACTAAGAAACAAAGGATGGAACGGCTTCGACTGAACCTCAAACGGAAAGCTTCACAAGCTGATGATATTGAGGATGGTTGGGCCAAAGCTATCTTTTATGTTGAGAAGGAAGTTAACCAGCACATTGACGAAGATTACCTGATGATGAAGTTTACCAGTCAATTCGAACATTTAAAAGAACACATTGAAGCGGAAGAAAGGGAGATGAATAAAGCACAGAGAGGTACTCCCTCAACGTTAGGGTAGGATATACACCAATGGGAAGAACAACAGAAGTAATGGAAATTGTAATGAAGGCTACAAATAGAGCTTCAAAGACGATTGATAGTGTTAAAATGTCTGTGGCTGGTTTGAACAATACAGTTAAACACTTCAACAAGGCTTCTTCTAATTTAAAATTCGTTTCAAGATTAGAAATGGCTAATTTACGTTTGAATAAAGCGGGACAAATTATCAACAAGTACAGTAAAAAAACGTTCACATTGGAACAAGCATCTCTAAAAGTTGCAAAGGCTGAACATAAGACTAACGTAGCAAGAAAGAAAGCTACTGATTTATTACAGAAACAAACATTACTGATGAAAAATATTAGACGTACTATGTTAGCTGTTGGTCTTGCATTCTTGTTCGCTGGTATGGCTTTGAAAAGAGTTTTCCAAACTGCTCTACGTTCATTGTTTACAACTTACATTGAGATAATAAATGTTAATGATCAATTCTTCCAGAAAACTCAAGAACTTAAAGCTTCATGGACATTCTTGAAATTCTCTATTATGGATGCGTTAGGTAACTCTGACCTTGTGATAGGTTTCATTGACGCAGTTATCAACCTCGCTAATTGGGTGGCTGGGTTAAGCGAAGGATGGAGAAGATTCATTGCCATTGCTATGATTGGTGGTTTCTTGATTGGTGGAGCGTTAATGATACTTGGACAAATCATATTATTCTTGTTAGCTCCTGTCCAATTATTATTTGTCATTATGGCTGTAGGAGCTCTGCCTGTGGTTATCGCTATGTTAGCAATTGTAGCAGTCTTTTTGATATTAGTTGTTGTAATCATAGCACTTGCTTTAATTTGGAAATCAAAAATGTCAATTGCTATGAAGATAGTGTTATCATTCATAATCATTGTAGTTGCACTTGTTGCCATCTTCTTAATCCTTGGTGTATCTGTAAGTTTACCATGGATATTACTGATTGCTGGTGTTGCATTAGCTATAGGAGCGTTCATTTTCTTAGTAAAGAAAACGGGTTCAGTCAAGGAAGCGTTCAAAGTAATGGGTGCTGGGATAATACTTGCCCTCGGATTCGTTGGTGATAAAATAATTGACCTTATTTTGATTCCAATTAAGTTAGTAATAGGTTTGATTAACCTTGCTATTAAAGGAGCTAATGCACTCGGTGCAAGTATCCCTGAGATTGATTTAGGGTTAGAATTTGGTGAAAATTCTATTTCAGCAAAGGCAGAAGAGTTTGTTGCCAGGAAGGGATTACTTTCTTCGTTAGATAAAGAAGAAGAAAAGGAAGATAGGAAAGGTTTCCTGGATGAAATGCAAAACAAGTTCACTGACCTTGGAGAAACAATGAAAGAAAGTGTAAAGGAGGGAGTTGGAGAAGGATTAGCTGACAATGCTACAATCATACCTTCGCCTAACGAATAAACATGACAGACGTAAACATAATAGATACAGGTTATCCTAACATAACAGATACTGGGGCTCAGTTATCTTTGATTGCTAACTCTGGTGCTGCATTAACTTTGTTAGCTGTTGACTTAACGTATGGTAGATCGGGAGCTATCGCTGATAATCCTGTACCTACTTTGTTTGATGACGTGAAATTAAACATGTCTTCATTCACAAACCCAGTGATTACAATCAGTGGGATATTACAACCTGCAAGTGCAGCAACCATGCAAGTTTTGGATGACTTGGTGAAAAGTCGTGGAGTGAAATTACTTTACGGTGGAGCAAGACTTACCGAGAACTTAGGTGCAGCAGATGCAACTCACGCAGCACAATCAACACATTTGCATGTGTTATGTAAGGCGTTAAGTATCAAACAGACAGGGAAAAATGGAGTGATTAGGTACACGTTGGTATGTGAGGAAACTGCATGAGCTTTTTAATCGGTAAAATTGAATGGAGTGGGAACGGTGGTGATTCTGAAGCTGTTGAAATAACTGACTGGATTTCAATGAACATCAGGCAGACTGCAAAGTCAAAGGCTTCCGGTGCAGAAATAACGTTACAGAATCCTATTGATTACATTAAACCTGACGCTTCACTTAAACGTAGGTGGGTAGGTGACGATGGATTAACTTTGTTCAGGGAAGGTGACACTGTAAAAATTTACTTAGCGTACACTGACACTACCAGGGCGATTGATACTTCTGACGGTTCAGATGATTTGATAATGACTGCAGAAATTAGTGAGTTCAAGGTTAAAATCAATGAGAACAAAACGACTATCAAAATTAAATGTGTTGACAAAACATACACGTTACTTAACAAACTCTGGGCGTTCAATTATAACACTACCAGTGCGTTAACTGCTCCCGAGATAATCCAGGATGTAATTAGGAATGTTACTGATGACGCTGCTTCTGAACCTACTGCGTTCAATGCAACGGGAACTCAAGTAGCTGGTGGAATTTATACTGTTGATGCTCGGTTAAATACTGGTGCTTACCCAGGAGATCCAGGAAGTCCCCCTGCTTACATTCAAGATAGAAGACCTCCTTCATTCACTGGCGGTGCTGATTCTGCATTTCCCGTAACAACCATAGCTAAAACTTTTAAGTCAGCATACGAATTTATCCAAGAACTTAGTACTCCCGAACATACCAATTTACCGGGAGAATTAGATTCTGGCAATCCACCAGCAGATAGAAATTACATTTTTTACATTGACCATGATAACAGGTTTCATTGGTTCTACCCACAAAGTTCACTGAGGACTACATTGAACGGTGCACATAATGATGTGGTTGCTACTATTACTGTCGCAAGTACTACTGGTTTTAAATCTCGTGGTATCTTACAAATTAACGGAGAACTTATTGAATACACGGCAACTACTCCAACTACGTTCACTGGAGCTACGAGAGGGTTTAACAATACTACTGCTGCTTCCCATACTAGCGGTGATACTGTTTCAAATTCTTTAACATTCGTTGAGGGAGATACAACAAGTGATAACATTATTTATTCAATGGATATCACTAAGAAAACATTCGATATTGTTAACATGGTCATATTTAACGCTGGTCAAGATTTGTTTGGTTCTGGCGTATTAAATTATTTCTATGACCGTAATACTGGTTCGAAGGAATTGAAGATGACTTACAAACCGTACACACAGATTGCAAAGGAATGGATTCAGAAAGAAATTGATGATGGTAGGTTGACTGAAACTGCATTAGCTACTGCCCCGTTCACGTTCAAGGGGAACAGGTATGATGAAACTACTGGAACGTATGCAGGTGGTGCAGGAGTAACAACTGCATGGGGAACTACTGTTACAAGTGATGCGTTATATAACACTGCTGTTCGTAATCAATGTATTGCGAAGGGTGAAGATAGAGCTTCGTTACTTACTAAGGCTCGTGGAAGTCCAAGATGGAAAGGTAAAATTGAAGTGAAGGGTAAACGTTTCATTGCTGGTGATTTAATTACGTTAAATTCTGTTTCTGCCGGGATTGTTGACACTGACGTACTGATAAAAGAAATTAAACATAATGTTAAGAAATCTGGTTGGTTCACTACGTTAAATATTGAAGAACAGGAGAGAGCAAGAGAATGATGTTGAATGAAGGATTGAATAGGGTACGTGACTTGGTTGATACGTACTTGGATGATGGAGTTTTCGGAACGGGAACTACTGCTGAACTTGTAAGTGATCAAACATTAGAAACTGAAGTTGCAGCTACTGAAGGTTCTACTACTTCCGTGACTGTTACCAATTTATTAAAAGTTACTCGTGAGATTGATTCACTTACAGGTAACGGAAGTTCATTGTCGGAAGTAGCCTTCCAGAATAATGCAGGTGATACTATTGTTAACCGTGTAACTTTCTCTGCATTTGCTAAAACAGATTCTGTCCAAATGACTGCTGAAACGAGGTGGCATTTCAGTTAAAATGTTATTAACACAAGGAAGAACACAAATTAGGTCACAGATATCAAACGATCTAACACATGGACAGGCAGGTACTGATGTAACGTTACCTACTGCTGGTGATACTGCGTTGGGAGCAGCAGTTGCAGCTACTAATAATGCTTTAGATGATGTTCAAGCAGGAGGAAATACTATCACTGTTACTCACATCGTCTTGACTACTGAAGGAAACGGTTCAACATTAGCTGAATGGGAAATATTAGCTAACACAACAGTTGATTTCAATCGTGTAGTTAAGGCAGGAGTAGCTAAAACTGTATCGATTGAAGTTACTATGATACAAACATTTGTGATAGAAATAAGTTAAAAATGGTAGATTTATTTGAAAGTGGAAGGGATACCAAGGATAACCTTGGTGAAAAGGATGATACTAGAGAGTTAGTCTTGAAAAGAAACCGAGAAACTATTAACGTGAAAGAATTGTCAACTGTAATTTCTACTCAAACGATTGGAAATTCTTTCATTCTTGGTCATGCAACTAATGGAGTGTTAGGAACTTCCATGTTAGGAGATGATTTAGGAACTGCTAGTGTTATTCGTGTGACTAACCCAGCTAACATTTATACTGAACAGTTCCTTGATACTACGTTCAGAGATACTGGTAACACTACTGCTGACTGGGCAGTTGTTGTTGGTCAAGCTGACTTTGTTAATCTTGAAGTTGCCACGAGTGAAATTATTGCTTTGAACAGTGCAACGTACACTGAAGCAACGTTAACAGTTGTTGGAACTACTGTCACTAATCTTACGTTAGAGTTACAATTTGATGGTAATAATTGGGAGAGTGCCACGAATGGAGTAACATTAACTGCTGCCAATCCAAGTAATGCAGGTATCAAGTTCAGGTTAACTGCTACTGGTAACGCGACAGTTACAAGTTTAACAATTGAGTACACATAGGAGGGAAATTATAAAATGACAAATAAAGGACAAGGAACATCATCCCCATGGGTTGATGGAAACGTATTAAGTGCTGATGATTTATTAGATACTATTGCTTTTTCTAAATGGAATTTTCTAACAACGTCAACTTCATTGGGTGACGTACTGTGGGGAACAATCAGACATTCTGCAAGTGCTTACAGTTCAACTGCTGGTGGTATGCATTTCACTTCTGACACTGGAGTAACTTGGGCAGCTGACGCTGGAACTGAATCTATTGATACTGCACCAATTGTAAGGGTATGTGAAGCTGCATTAGCAGAAGGTTTTGTTGCTGAAGCAAGTGGAAACATGGAAACAGCTTATACTTCTGACAGTGGAGCTAACTGGACTGCAACTACTGTCTTAGCTATGGGTAACTCTCTAGTTTATGACTTATCATTCCCCGTGAGTGCATTAGTTGTTGTTGCTGGTGATGATGGTGGTGGAGCTAAACATATTGTTTACAGTACTAATCAAGGTACTGCATGGACAGATCCAGTTACTTCACCTAATGTTGCTTGTGGAACAGTTTCAATGTTTGATGATACTACTGGTTACGCTGTTGATACAAATAGTAACATTTGGAAATCAAACGATCCAGACAGTGGTGTTGCGAAATGGGCAGATACAACAGATAATACTATTTTCCCTGCCGGTGTCAATGATACGTGCCTTGCTGTCACTGCTGACATTTTATTAATTGGTAGTGCTGGAGGAGATATTAATTATTATGTAAACAGTACGAATACTGTAACTGCTGTGTTCCAAGAGAAGGGATATGATATTAGTTTAGGTTTCGTTACTACAACTAACGGGAACATTTACACTGGTTGGGTTGACACTACAGGAACTGTATGTGCTATTGCTGGTTCAACAGATAGTGGACTTACTTGGACTCAAATGGTTGTGTTCAATTCTTCTTCAATTGGTTCAACTCGTACTCTTAAAAGTGCATTGGTTGAATGGGGAACTAACGGGTTAGCTGTAGCTACTAATTCAAACTCATACTTGAGGGTTTTCCGTGATAGTGATTAAAACAATCAAAGAATGGATTAGACGGGTAAAAGAATTTCCTAAACTAGAGATTGAAAACTCTAGTTTAAAGGAAGTTTTACTTGCCGCTGAACAAGTTGAACTTCTTGAAAAGTATGAAAATTCTCCTGATGTTTACGATTCTGAGTACTGGGATAACAAGTGGAAACAATCAACCGTGTGGTACAATGCTCCAAAGAGGAAGAAAGTTACAAGTTATGTTAAGTACAAGAAGTCTGAACATATTAAAAGTATTGCTGATTCTATTAATGGTTTACATCAAGATCCGGATGGCATTGTCTTAGAAATTCTTGAATGGTTAGAATCTCAGTTTAAATCTGGCAAGTTTAAGTATAAATTAGACAAGGGAGAAACTTGGACTCAACCATCTGAATTGTTAGAACGTGGGTATGGTGACTGTGACGATTATGGAATTTTGGAATACAATGTTATTAGGCAGAAGTTCCTTGATTTGGGAATGTGGGAAATTGTTAAACATCGTTTGAAATGTGTTGCTGGGAATGTTAACCGCCGTGGAAGTATCCCAAGTGGTGCTGGTGGACATTTCTATTTGATGTGGTTAGCGGAGGACGGAGAATGGTATTGCGTAGAAAGTACTTACTACCGGAAAAATGCGATAGTAAATTGGCTCAAATTACCTCAAAAATTAAATCCTATGTACGGAACGATTTGGTTCACGTTCAACGAATCAAAAAGTTGGTCACAAAATTCACTAACAGTATCCAAAAAAGACTTCAAGAAGAATGGTTAGAATGGGACTGGGAAGTGAATGGATACGGGAGGAAACGTAAAAATGGCAAAGAAGAAAAAAAATAAGTATAGTTTGGGAGAACTAATTAAGCAGAGAAGGGTCTGGGCGGCAGTATTATCTGCAGTTGCTGCTGGTGCAGTAAGTCTTGGACATTTGGAAGTTGCTTCACTATGCGTAGTTTTAGCTGGTGCATTAGGATTGCATAGCTTTGTTAAACCTAAGTAATGGTAAGGATTAAAACCAAAAACATGGACTTCAGTTATGACAATCCTTGGATTCAAGTAACTGATGTTCCTCCCTTATGGAAGAAAGCTTGGAAATGGTTAACTTCTCCCCATAGGCGTTTAAAGGCACGTGTGAAGAGAATTATCAGATGGATTGGTGACTGGCAGCCGAGGAGAAAGTGGCTTACAGGCGTACTTCTGGGCGTTTGGATAGGTTTCGTACTAACCATAGTACTATTGTATGTCATTGGAACACTTTTGTATTAAAAAATGTCCATTTTGTGGACTTGGACTCCACTCTTATATTAGTCCAAAGAAAAAATGAACTGCAAGGAGTGTGGTTTGATGGAACTTGTAACACAAAATTCATGACCTTAAAATGAAAGACGAAAACCAAATAAGTGGACAAGAATTTGTTAATTTGATAATGACGGCACCGATAATCTTAGCTTTTGTTATCTTAGGAATACTTATAATTTGGAAAACAACTACAAATCCAGTAGAAGTTGCACCTCATTTGGATATTATTCTTGTAGCGTTTGCAATATTTTCAAATCCTGTGAGTATAATAATTGGGGCAGTTGCACAAAATATGTTAAAGGGGACTGAAAAAGATGGTAAGAAAAAAGAAAATAAAAACAAATAGACTACCAAAAATTGGTGGTATTTTCAAAACACTTATTGCAAACAAGATGTTAATGTGGATGTTAGGGGTAGTAGTTCTCTCATTCATTGGAGTATTTTGTTTACTATTCTTTTCACCTGATGAATATATGTTCTTCCCAAAAGCTGGTATTTATGATGTTAAATATGCACAAGATTTAGGGGAAGAAGTATTAAATAGTGGGTTTAAAGATGATAACCTTACTCAACATCAAACATTAAATTTGTTAATAGGTGGTGGAAGGATAAACAATTTTTATTTTGAAGATATTGAAGTGGGTAAACATTCAGGGTTGACTGAAGCATTTTTACTAACAGGAGGAAATTATTATTTAACCTGTGAAACTCTAATCCTTGACGGTTTAGAAACACCAGAATTAATTATTAGGAATGGTTCTGCATACTCTTTAATTATTCAACATAATGAAGCAGATGGTAATTCATTCAGTTCAACATTAACTTCATCAATACCTGATTATAAGTTTGGTTCAACAAGAGGAACTATAGATATTCCTCACATCTCAAGTTCAGATTTTGATAGAATAATAATTGATAGTACCGCTGGTGATTCTATCTGTAATACTTTCACTCTGAAAGGTATTCATTCTTATGGTGCAGGAATTATCATCTCAAACTTTAAAGTAGGCACATTACAGATTATTAACAGTTATATTGGTAATGGTAGTGGAATCGATACACCAAACTTCATTATTGAGGATTCTGTTAATGCAACAACATTACTGTTTACAAACAATAGTGAACTACCAATTAATGTAAAATAAGCGGGACATAATGGCAAGAAAAAAATGATTTGTTTAGTATGTGGAACCCCACTAATTGGTGGAGTATGTCCATATTGTTAAAATGGTATATTTGAGTGAATTTGAATTCCCGCCTGGGGTCAAAGAAGAGATTGAATATTTCATGAAAGCAAAAGTTCCTCGTTGTTTTCATTGCAAGAAAGATTTTGTTCCTGGCGTTGATTCAATCACTAAAAAAGTCAGTAAATATATTTGGGATTATGATTGTGAATGTGTCCCTGAAGACCGTAGAGGGAGGATTATGATAGGCTAATGGTGAGAATTGGCGATTATAATACGTGCTATTCTTCGCATTGAGTGAGTTATTGATTATAGTGGTATTAGGATTTACGTAGATAAATGTGATAAATGTGGTGTTGGAAAGACTTTCTATTAAACAATGTCCATACTGTGGACTTGGCCCAATCCACTATTGGTCTTATTCTGGGCTGTTATCTATCTACTGCCATTGGTGTAGAAACAAGATAAATGTATGACACACTTGTCATACTTGTCACACTCTCCCTTCTTCCATTTTAGTAGTCACAAAAGTTTTAAATACTTCTTGGTTTACGTCATAGTATGGTGACGAAAGTTAAACTTCCCCGATTGAATTGTTTGAGATGTGGACATGAATGGATTCCAATGCAGGAAGAGATTAGGATGTGTTGTAAATGTAAATCTCCCTACTTTGACAAGCCAAGAGATGAATAGAGACTTTCGCCAGACGAGGTTGATAGATGTCAGGCGTAGATAAGCAGAAAAAATACTTTGAACTATTGAATGATATTATCGATACTCCAATTTATACAACGAGGAATTGGAGGAAAGGTAACGACTTCAAACCGGGTAAACAGTATAAGATTGGTGGTGTTGAACCTCCAATTGACCATCGTACTGTTGGGAGTAATGAAGTTGTAATTGATTTAGATGCTGCTACTTATTCTCAGAACAAGAAATATTCTGATACCATCACAAATTATTTAGATTCAATAAGCATTCCCTACTACACATTTTGGAGTGGGAATAAATCTGTTCATATTCATGTGTTCTTGGATCTGGAGATAAGTTCACCTGATGTTCTTGAGTTAATTGATAAGGCTATAGACTTAGGGGTGGATGTTGAGCAGGAAATCCGTATGAAACTCGCCAAACAAATAGTTGAACAAAGCGGACTTCCTGCTCGCCTTATCGGTAAAGTTGTGGACATTGGGAAACTTAAATGGAACGCAATGGCTGGAAGATCTACTCTCATTCGTTGTTGTGGTGGAGCTAACAGTAGAATCAACCGAGATGGTGACATGGTAACTGGTTGGAAGACATGGTATCAAGAGATGCCTAAATCTAAACCTAAACCACTTGGGTTTGATGAAGTAGAATATCCAACAGCTATAAGACAACATAATGTTGGTGAAACATTCATTGCAGAAGCAGTTAGTGATTATATTAAGGCGTTGACTCCTCACAAGAAGAAGGAATTACAAGCGATTGATTACACAGGTGAGTTTCTTTCTATGGATTGTGTTCAGAAAGTTAGAGAGAATGGTTTACCTGTTGGTCAAAGGAACATTGGTGCTAAAGCATTAGCTGTTGCTTGTCGGTTAGATAAGTTAGAAATTGAGAAAGCAAAGGAAGTTCTACGTGAATACATATCAAATTGTCCAAAGATGCCTGAACCATACACAGAAAGTGAAGCTTTTCATTGGTTGGAATGGATCTACAAGCAAAGGAAAGTGTACTGGTCACCAATGCTGATAACAATAGGTGTCTGTGACCCTCATACTTGCCCGTACTACGGAGAAAAATATAAAGAGGAGATTGCAGTCTTTGATGTAGATGATCCGTTAGCGGCCGTAAAAGAGGCATTAGACTACTGTGTGGTGGGTGAAGATGCGTTGAAGATGACGTTGTTTCTTCTTTACATTACAAAAGAGTTCAGTCCTGAGTGGTGTATCATGCTTGATGGTGATGCTGCGTCAGGTAAATCTCATGTTATGAAGTCGGTTGCGAACTTATTTGGTGATGAAAATGAGGAATATTTTGTGTTCTCTCGGATAACAAAGGCAAGTTTGAACTATTTAGAGGAGTTAGCTCCCCTCTTACAGAAGAAAGTTGTTATCATTGAAGAACTTCAAGGTGCTTCCGATGTGGTTGAACAGTTGAGAGTTGCGATTAGTGAGGGGAAACTATCTTTGTTATCAACAGAAGAAGTTAAAGTGGAAGGAGTTACTAAGCGAGTGTCCCAAATTAAAGTGATTGACCTCAGTCATGTGCTGTTCGTGACCTGTAATGCTGAAGAGTATGATGAAGGTGAACAGTTGAAGAGTCGTGCTTGGATACTGAACACAGATATTAGTTCTGAGCAGACTAAGGCAATCATGGAATATTCACTTGCAGAATTTTCCGCCAAAAAACTGGGGGGTATTCCAAGATTGGAGGAAATCCGTGCAGGGCTTAAATTCCTTAAACGGCCAGATAAGGTTGTTTTCCCGTTTGCTAAGGATCTATTGCCATATTTACACAGTTCAAGTGTGAGAGGTAGGCGAGATGTCAAGAAAATGATTAGTTTAGTCAAGGCACACGCTTTTGTTTCTCAGAAACGGCGAAGCTGGTATGTTGATGAAAATGGTCAAGATGTGTTAATTGCTGATTGGAGAGATGTTAAAAACAGCTATATTTACGCTGGAGAGAGCTTAAACGCTTCAACACAAGGTATTGGAGCAAAGGATTTACAGTATTATGACAAGATTGTGAATGGAGCAGGTTCACATATTAGCGGTTTTACTATTGAAGAAGTGGAGAAATGGTGTGATCTGAAGAAGAAAACAGCACAGAATACTATGTGTCGTTTGTCTTCAGCAGGGTTCTTTGAAAACAAGTCAATGCCTGGAACTCCGGCATGGTATGAACGGACAGATAGTGTCCCACATCATTTGGGAGACCTCGTGGGATACTCCGATGTTCTCATTTCTACTCAGGGAGTCCTAATTTCTGAGTGGGTGTCCCAAAACGCAAATAAGACTAAAAAAGACCATCCCAAACCTTCCCAAAAGGAAGCCTTTATCGACGACAAAATGGAGAATCCTTTATAAATGAAACTTGAATCCCCCACACACAATAAAAAATATTTATTTATTTATATAAGGTGTATACTACAGTATATAATAGGTACTAATTTTTTTATACATACATCAAAATATGGCACTTTTCTTGGGAGGGTACCCTCTTCTACGTCGACAAAAGTGCAAAAAAACAGATTGTGGGGGTATGGGATGGTAAATTTAAGACAATATGTCAGACAGAAGAAACCAACGCAAGATGAGCTGTTGGATCGTTCATATAACAATACTGTTCCTTACGGAAGTAGTGTAAAACCTGTTACTTGGGAATTTAAAACAAGTGCAAGGGAAGAATTAGTGAAAACGTGGCCAAGAGAAGATTTTTATCGTTATCTTGCTACATTAGAACCACCAATGCCTGTTCCTAAACAACCAATCATATATGTTAGAGAAAAACCATGTCTGCATGAGCAGATTGTAACAATCACTGTTGAAATGATAGACGGGCCAGTTGAGTCCGTGACTCATTCATGTACTTATTGTGGGGAGGTGGTGACAGAAGGAGTTCAGTAGCTGTAAAGCCTGAGGGGTTTCATTGACTTTCTAACACCTTTAGTTCGTCACCTCTTTTCCCCGATGTCTCCTTCCACTATATTGAACCATGGTAATTGTGAATGTTCATTGCAACGTGTGCAT